GCGCTGAAAAGCAAAAAAGCAAAGACGGCTTGCGAGCCGGATAGCGCCGCCTGATCCAGAAGGATCGGGACGATGCTCACGTCCAATCACGTCAACAATGAACTGATTAAATTCCGCCGCAACGTCATGACCGACTTCTTGCGGCGCTCGCGGTTCGATCCCTTCATGGGAGACACCTCGACGGCGGTTATCGTCCGCATGGCTGATCTTGCGGCCGATGGTAAGGAAATCCGCGTGCCGCTGGTCACGCAATTGTCCGGCGATGGTGTCGGCGCTGGCACCTTGCGCGGCAATGAGGAAGCACTGGACTCTTACGGCATGCCGGTATGGGCGGATTGGGGCCGCAACGCGGTGGCCAACAACCGCGCCGTCAACAAGGAAAGCTCGTTCAATGTGCGGTCTACCGCGCGCGATCTATTGCGCGGCTGGGCGCGGCGCATCGTGCGCGATGACCTGACCGACACGCTGTCATCGATCCCGACCTCGGCGATCCAGCCGGGCCGCTTCACCTCGCCGGGCAACCGTGTCAACGGCTTGCGCTGGTCGGCGGCGTCCACGGCGCAAAAGAACGCGTGGAACGTCGCCAACTATGATCGCATCGTCTACGGCGCGGCGTTGGGGAACTACACCTCCACGGTGGCGGCGTCGTTCGCCAATGTGGACATCACCGCCGACCGGATGACGGCGGCGATTGGCAATCTGGCCAAGGATCAAGCCAAGCAATCCGGCGTCGATCCGGCCAACCCCGGCGCCTACAACGGCCGGCCCAAGATCACGCCTTGGGAACTGCCCGAACTCGACGAGGAGGATTATGTCTGCTTCCTCGGTTCTAGGGCGTTTCGCGACTTGCAAGCCGATCCCGTGATGTATCAGGCCAACCGCGACGCGCGTTCACGGGAGAACAACGCCACCGGCACCAACCCGATTTTTACCGGCGGCGCGTTGCTGTTCAACGGCATCATCTACAAGGAAATCCCCGAAATCACCCAACGCCTGCTGTTGAAGGCGGCGGGCGTGGCGCTGGTCGATATCGAGCCGTATTTTCTCTGCGGTCAGGGCGCGATGGCGTATGCGATGGGGCAACTGCCGCGTCCAACCACGTTGGAAGACGCGGATTATGATTTCGTCACCGGCCTCGGCATCGAAACCCAGTACGGCACCGCGAAAATCGCCAAGGCCCCGATCAGCGTCAGCGGGGCCACGGTCGGCGATCTCGTCGATTGGGGCATGGTGACGGGGTTCGTCGCCGCACCTCCGAACGCATGAATTGAGAGCGCCGGGCAACCGGCGCTTTTTCAGGAGGGCAGCATGTATCGCAAGGCATGGCGACAACCGCAGCCGGGCAACCGGGGTTACTCGCGGACCATGAAATGCTTTGGCAGCAGCACCAGTCTGATCGCTTCCGATATCGCGGTGGCAAACAATACGGTCGGGTTGTTCAGGGTGCCGGCGGAATTTGTCGTGCTCTCGACCATGCTCGTGATCCCCAGCCTCGATAGCGGTGCTCCCAAGGCGCTGCTGTTGGGGTTGGGCGATGGCGAGAATCCGCAGCGTTTGATGGCGGTTTCAAACATTGGACAAAACGGGGCCAGCACCGACGCGATGCTGCCGCAGACAAGCTGGCTTTATTACTACCCCAAGGAAACTGAAATCCAACTGTACGTCGCGGTCCCGGCCGCCACGCCGCTGCCGGGGACGCTCAAATTTTATTTGCAGGGCTTCATGTGCTGACAGCCGCGCCAATCCCGGCGCGGTCCACCCCGGAAAGGGAGACTTAAAATGGTCTATCGGAAAGATTGGGGCCAGCCGCAACAGGGCAATCAGGGCTTTGCCCGCACCATGAAAGTGTTCGGTCGCAGCGTGAACATTGCGATCAACGATCTCACCGTGATCAACAATGTCGTCGGATGTTTTGTGGTGCCCGCCGGCTTTGTGGCGACGGACTTGCTGCCCACGGTCACGCCCGACCTCGACACCGGCGCGACGCTGACGCTCTCGCTTGGCGACGCTGCGGTGCCAAACCGTCTGCTCAGTGCGTCGGCCTTCGGTCAGGCGGCGGCGACGTTCCCGGCGCTGGCCGCGACCGGCTTCCTGTTCCGCTACACCGCCGACACCGAAATCATCCTGACGGCGGCGGCGGCGGCGGCGGGCGGCATCGCAGGCGCGTTGCCGATCTATCTCCGTGGCTTCATGCTGTAGGAGGGTCACATGGTCTATCGCAAAGACTGGAGCCAGCCGCAGCCGGGCGGGCAGGGCTTCATGCGTACCGCGAAATGCTTTGGCCGCAAGGTCAACCTCCAAGCCGCCGACCTCGGGGCCGGCGGCGTGGTCGGCATGTTCAAGGTGCCGCCGTTCTTCTTGGTGCTCGGGGCCTACGGCATCGTGCCCAAGTTGGACAATGGCACGGTGGCGCTGCTGTTCACGTTGGGCGACCCCGGCAATTCCGCGCGCTATTTGACCGGCAACAACGTAGGGCAGGCGGGCGGCACCATCACCACGATTGCCGCAGCCGGCTTCGCGTTCCCGACCTACTTGGAGACGGAAATTCAATTCACCGTCACCACCCCCGCCAACCTCGCCGCACCCGGCGTGTTTGAGTACTACCTTTGGGGAACCATTTTCGCCTGAAAGTTTCATGTGAAACCTAAACCGTGACGAGAGGAAACCAACATCATGTCCAACAAGGTGCAGGCGATCTATCACGCGCCGGAAGGCGACAGCAAAGTGATCGAGGTGCAGGGCAAGACCTTTTTCGACGGCCAGAGCATTGACCTCGACGACGAGCAGGACGCGGGGATTATCTTCATGCTGGAAAACAACCGGCTGTTCGAACTGCCGGGCCACGAAGGCCATGCGGCCTCACTGCGACCGCGCGACACCACCAAACCAGAGGACGCCAACCCGGAGGACTTGGCCTATGCGGGCCGCGCACCACCGGAACAACCCGAAGACGAGCCGGCTTGAAAAGGAAAGGGGGCCACGGCCCCCGCTTTTTTTAGATGGCGCTCTCGCACACCAGCGAACAACTGATCAACAAAGCGGCGGCGATCCTCGGCAAGTTCGTGCCGGGGGAAGCCCTCGGCGCGGTCGAACACGACACCATCGACAATTGCATCAATGACGTGCTGACCGAAATCGCCAAGATTGTTGTGATCCCGGATCGCAACGACATCCCGAACCTGTATTTCGAAACCGTGGCGCGGATACTGGCGATCTTCGCGGCGGCGGAATTTTCCAATGCGCCGCTCGATCTCGCCGCGATTTATCAACACGAAATGCGGTTGCGCTATCTGGTCGCCAGCGCCCCGACCTACGAAACCCTCAAAGCTAATTATTTCTGATGCCCGACGTTCCGCTGCCGCTGCTCAACGCGCCGGGCCGCGCGCCGCAGGCCGCAGGCGGCCGGCTGATTAATTGCTACCCGGAAAAGCTGCCGGCCACCGCCGGCAAGCCCTACGCCTATTGGCGGGTGCCGGGCCTGAAGCCATGGGGCACCACCGCAGGCGCAAACTATCGCGGCGCGCTGCTGGTCAACAATCTGATCTATGCCGTGATTGGCACCGCCGTTTACACCTTCCCGGTCGGCGGCGGCGCGGGCACGTTGTTAGCAGGGGCCTTGCCCGGCATCGCCCCGGTGACGCTGGCGCGCAACAACAAGCCGCTGCCGGATATCGTCATTGTCTCGCCGGGCGAGGGCGCTTTCATCGTCACGGGCGCGGGCGTCGGCGCTTATCCCGCAGGCTCGGGCGGGGCCAACATCGGCCAGCCCAATGCGGTGGTGTTCCACAAGGGATTTTTCATCTTCACCTATGGCGACGGCCACACGCAGGCCAGCAAGGTCAATTCGCTGGACATCAACGCACTCGATGTCGCCACCGCTGAAAGCAAGCCCGATACGCTGTATCGCCCGATCCCGCTCGGCAACGGTCAATTGCTGCTGGCTGGTTCGACCTCGATTGAGGTGTGGGGCGGCATCAATGACACCGGCTATCCGTTCTCCTACATCGCCACCATCGCGCGCGGCATCGTCGGGCCGTTCGCCATCGCCGGACATGATGACGGGTTCGGCAAGGGCATCTTTCTGATCGGCGACGATTTCAAGGTGTCCACCTTGGACGGCTACACCCCGACGCCGATCTCGACGCCCGATCTCGATTTGCTGATTGAGCAGGAAGCCGCCAAGACCGCGATCTATCTTTCGGTTTATGTCAGCCAAGGTCACGGCATCGTGGTGGTGCAGGGGCCTAATTGGTGTTGGGAGTACGACACCACGTTGCAGACATGGCATGAGCGCAAATCGCATCTGGTGCAATACTGGCGCGGTGCGTTTCCGATTGCGGCGTTCGGGCAATGGATCAGCGGCGACAAGAAAACCGGCAACCTCGCCGTGATCGACGGCCTGACCAATACCGAATTTGGCGACCCCTTGTTGATCCAGATTGACACCGGACCGCTCGGCGCGTTCCCGCAAATGCTGCGCATCAACGGCCTCGAATTGTATCTGACGCATGGTGTCGGTCGCGCCACCGGGGCCGATCCGTTGGAAACCGATCCGGATATTTCCATCATGATCTCGCGCGACGGCGGCCAAGTCTGGAGCAATCCGCGCGTGGTCAAGATCGGCCGCCAGTCCTTGATCGATGGCCGGGTGCGGGCGGGGATTTGGGGGCAGGCGCATGTGCAAGGCGTGCGCTGGCGCTTGCGAGAAAGCGCGCCGCTCAATTTCGCGTTCATGGGCGCGGACATGCAAACCGACGTGCTGCGGTGAAGGTTGTTCTGCCCGCACAGACCGTCACCCTCGATACGCCGCAGGGCGTTGATCCGATCTGGTACGAAAAACTGCAAGCGCTGGCGACGTTCGCCAATCTGTTTTCCGAAGTGAACCCCGCGACACTGACCAACGGCCAAGTGCTGATCTGGAACGCAGCACTTAAGAAGTTCCTGCCGGGAGCAAACTGATGGCCTCCTTCCTGTCAACCCTGTTCGGCGGCGGTGCCGAAGCGGAAGCGGCTGACAAAAATCGCGCGCTCTATAATAGCTATCAGGGACAGGGCACCGGATATCTCCAGACCGGCTACAACACCGGCCAGACCAACCTCAATCAAGCCCTTGGCGCGTTCTCGCCGCTGACCGATCTTGCCAAGAAATACGGCACGGGCACCGATCTTTATTTGGGCGCGCTGGGGGCAGGCGGGCCGCAAGGCACCGCCGCCGCGCAAGCGGCGTTCACCAACGCGCCGGGCTATAGCGGGGCCATCGATGCCGGACTCGATACCATCAACCGGCGGCGCGCTTCGATGGGCATGGCGGCGTCCGGCAATGCCGACATCGACGCGCAGACCTTCGGGCAGAATTTGCAAAACCAGCAATACAATACCTGGCTGGGAAATCTCGGCGGCTTGGTGTCGCCGGAACTACAGGCGACCTCGGGCGCGGCCACCGGGCAGGCGGCGACCTATGGCAGTCTCGCCGATCTCGGCACCAAGTACGCGGAGAACCAAGTCGGCTTGCTCGGCGGCACCACGTCAGGACTGGCCAGCGCCAACAATTTACAGGCGCAGGGCGAGGCGTCGGGCGCGCGCAATGCGCTGGGGGCCGGGTTGTCGCTGGCGACGCTCGCGCTTGGCGGCGCGGGCGGCGGTTTGCTTGGTGGTGTGCTCGGCTCCAGCGGGCTTGGCGGCGCGGTATCGGGCGCGGCATCATCGGGCCTCGGCAGTTTGTTGGGGCAGAACTGGCAACAGAACAATCCGGGCATCTTCGGCAGCAGCTATTACGGTCCGGCGAGGTAGCCATGGCGATTGCACCGCTGCAAATTCCGCAAGCCAACATCAACTCCAGTTACGATTTTTCGCCGCTGGCGAACCTTGGCGAGGTCTACAAGAAGGCGCAGAACCAGCAGAAGCTATCCGATCTCGGCAAGCAATTGGCGGCGGGCAATGTCGATTATCGCAGCGCGGCCGGGCAACTCGCCGAAATGGGCGATACCGGATCGATGCTGAAATTTCTCGCGCTGGCCGAACAGCAGCGCAAGGAAGGCTTGGCGCGGCAATTTTCCGCAGACTTCATGGGCAATGTGTTTAACCCGCCCGGCGCGGCGCAGACCATCGCCCCCGCGCCATCCACCAAGGTCAATCCCGCGCCCGGCCTTGTGCCGAACGCCGCCGACGACGAAGAAGCGCCGCAAGCCCGCGCTCCGGTGGCCTCGACGCCAACGGTGGTTGGCGATGCGGAAGGCATGGCGCGCGGGCTGTATCCGGGACCATCTGCGACGCCGTTGCCAGCCGCGCGTCCCGATCAACCACTCTCGCAACCGCTCTCGTTTGCGCAGCGGTTCGATGCGGCCCGGCCGACCGGCGTTGCGCCAGCCGCTGTTCCAGCCCCCGTTGCGCCAGCCCCGCCGCCCGCTGCTGCCGCTGCTGCGGATGCGACACCAACCGCGCAGTTGCGAACCATGCCGCAAGCGCGGTCTTATGTGGGCGCGATGCTGTCGCCGGATGCCAGCGAGGATCAAAAAAAGTTTGCGCAAGAAATGTTGAAACGCGAACTGGACAACGCCAAGCCGAACGAGCGTATCCAGTTTCTCGATGATCTCGCCAAGGGCACGCAGTATGAGGGCCGCCCCGATGGGCGATTGCAACTCGAACTGGCGCTGCGCAAGAGCGGTGCGACCACCATCGATCAACGAACCGAAGCCGCCGCCAAGACCGAAGGGGCCAAGGTTCTGACCAAGCGATTTGACGAACTAAGCCAGCAGGGGCAGGCGGCGAAGGAGGATTTATCCACGGTGGAACAACTGCGCGATTTGCGGCAGACGTTCAAAACCGGCGGCAAGGCCGCGCTACAGGGCAAGGCGCTAGAGTACGGCATCCCGCTTGGCAAGAGCACGGATGAAATCGGCGCTTACTCGGCACTGATCAAAAAGGCCACGCCGTTGCAGCGTCCGCCCGGCTCGGGCGCAACCTCGAACTATGAGGAACGGCTGTACATGGGTTCGTTGCCAGCGCTGATCAACCAGCCGGGCGGCAACGACATCATCGACGCCACCATGACCGCGAAAGCCGAGTATCGCATGGAGGTGGCGCGGATCGCCGATTTGGCGCTGGCCAACGAAATCAGCCACAAGGAAGCCTTGCAGAAGATGCGCGAACTGCCAAGCCCGTACAAACGGTTCATGGAGTTCAAGCAACGCGGCTTCAAGATGGGACCGGAGGACGCCGCCGCGCCGCCAACATCACAACCATCACAAGCGCCCCAAACCTCACAAGCGCCAGCAGCCGAAGCGCCCCGGACGCCGGATGAAGTCTCACAGTCTATCGCGAACGCTCGGGCGAAAATCGCCCGCAACCCCGGCGCGCGGGACGCTGTTCTCAGGCAAT